CTAATGTTCCACTGGCTTTCTTAACTTTGACATTTCTTCCGCTAGTGCTTTTGCGTCCTGCCCTGAGTGATTGTATATATCTGCCGTTGTTTCATACTTGGCATGACCGATGATACGTTGTAATTTTTCGGGCTGCATACCGCAATCTGCTGAGAGGGTGGCGAAAGTGTGACGGCAACAATGTGGCGTTATCTCTGTGTCATATTTCTTTGTCGTTTTGCCGCTTTTTAGCTCTGTAACTGTCGGCTCAGGTATCACACCGCATTCGGCAAGTGCAGGGTAAAAATTGCGTTTTCTGAAATTGTTTACATCTCCATTCAGCAAAAAATCTGTCTTGCTTTCATTGTACCAATCTTGTACAAACGTCTTTATTTCGGGTATCTGTGACGGAAACGGCACAAGTCTGTCCTTGCCCGCTTCGGTCTTGATGCCGCCGATCATGTAGTTCTCGGCAAGGTGGACATTCTTTTTAAGTATCGTGAACACCTCACCGATACGAAAGCCTGTGTAGATCATAAACAAAATGACTTGGACAGATCTATCCGAAGAGTGTTTCCACAGCTTTTCAAGCTCTTCCGCTGTAAAAATTCTTTTCTCTTTCTTAACCTCTTTTGGAAGTGTTATGTATTCAGCATAGTTTTTGTCTATGATGTCATTTTGGGCGGCGTACTTGCAGAGCTGTGAGCATAGCTGCTTGATTTTTGCGCATTGCGAACGGCTGAAACGTTTGGCACATTCGGTTATGCACCTCTGATAATCTGCTGTTTTAAGCTCTGACATCTTCCTGCCTGCGATACTATCAAGGTATCTCCATGCGGTCTTGTAGCCCTGCTCACCACTCTTTGTAAGGCTTTCAAAATGCTCGGAACTCCAATTCTCATACGCTTGTGCAAGAGTTAGGCTGGAGTGATCTATGTGCGTAGAGTTGAAGTAACTATCAAGTGCGGCTTGTGCCTCTGCTGCCGTTTTGAAGCAGCCGATGTACTTTTCACCTGTGCCGGACGTTGTTCGAGGGCTGAAAACCACATATGGGCGGTTTTTGTATTCAGGCTTGTATCTTATCGTGCCTGTTCCTCTTGCTCTGCGACGTGTTTTTCTTTTGGTAGTTTCCTGCTTCTTGCCACAGTAGTTGCAATAAATAGAGCCGTCAGGAATTTCCTTACGGCATTTTTTACATAGCATATATTCCTCCTATTCTTGACACTCCTAAAAAAGTGTGCTACAATAAAAGGGCAAAATTCGCCCTTTCGTGGTTGAAGTGGGTGTGAATTGCGTGCCGTCTGTTTTTGTGGTGATTAACAGGCGGCTTTTTTATTTGTGACTTTCTGCATCACGTTCAATATATATTCCTGTTGTAGAGCAGTTGTGTTTACAAAAAGGTGGATAATTTACCCCAATTTTTGCATCGGAGAAGTTAAATACTCGATTTTTGAGTTTTTCACATATGGGACACGGAGCACCATTGGTAATTATAAAATACTGTTCATATCCTAGGTGTTGATAGTGCAATACACTTCTATGCGAGTTGACTATTCCGCATGCTGTTATATATAGTTGAGCAGCATATTTTGTATCAATTTCAAATTTTGATCTCAAATAACGAGAAGCTTTTTTATGATCAATGCCTGATAACATAAGCCTTATAATATCGTATATTATATCAAAATCAATCTCTTCACGCATAATTCTCGATAATAGATAGTTGTTTTGATAGAACCATGCAAAAATTCCATTGCTTTGTTCAATGTTGTACATTATATCGTTTTGCATATCAAGCAGTTTCTCGGTTTTCGCCAAAAATAATTTGTCCTTTTCAGCTTTGCTCTGCCTTTTCAGAGTGTAATCGGGCTGTTCTTTTTGTGCTTTTGTAAGCAAGTTTAGTGTTTCTTCTGAAAATCTATCTTTGTACGGTTCAAGACTGTCAAAGAAAGATTTTATTTTTTTGTCTTTACCTTTATCGGTTTTTAATTGTGCTGCCTCGGAAACAACTTTGACCCAATAGCGAGAAAGAAAGTCCTGTATGATCTTCTGCTCGTTATTGCGTAGATCTGAAAGTTCTTTTTCTGGAGTAGGCTCATAATAACTATAATCTATGTAAGTCAGTTCATTTAAAGCTGATTTTAAGGAGTCCAAATTATTGAAGAATTTTTCAGCGTTTACGCTTTCTTTTACCCAATGACGATAGTTTCCTATATCACAGTACAATAGATAAACCTTATTGTTGGTATCCAAATCATTATACATATAACGATACTCCGTTTACATTGTCTCGACTTCTTCAAGCGCATCAAAGCTGAAAAAGTCACCTCTGACTATATGCTCCATTTCGTGAGCTATAGTCTTTTTTTGTTCCTCATAGGATAGCCTAGAGTTTATGTATATATTATAAAATCCGTCAGAATCCATTTCTGTCACTCCCTTTACCGATATAGGCAAAGGAACGTATCTAATGCAATAATCCAATCTATTCACTATCCTTTTGCATACGCTTTAAAATCTCAACTGTAGCTTCTATATCCTCTTTGGTGACGTTCTTTGACACACTAAAGAGGATCTTCATTTCTGGTCGTGTTCTCAGCTCATCTATTATATCTCTTGTTTCGTCATCAAGATATATAGGCTCGTTGTGTGCTTCGACTTTGATATTATCTTCACCGTTCAACAAATAATCAACAGAAACTCCGAAATATTCAGCTATCTTTGATAGTGTATCTGTAGATAACTTCTTTTTTCTGCCTGCTTTTAAATCGGTTAAAGAGCCTCTGCTTGCACCTGTTTCTTTGCACATTACTGTTACATTTATATTTCTCTTTTTGCACAAGCTTTCAATTCTATTGTACAATTCTGACATAGTTACACCTCATAATTTGTGTAATATAACAAAATTACGCAAAAGAGTAATTTTCACTTGACAATTACGCAAAAGTGTAATATAATACAGTCAAGGCAATACGCAAGAGCGTAATATTTGTATCTGGTAAATATATTATATTACATTTAAACGTAACTGTCAATATGTAAAACACATATTAGTGTGAATATTATGCAAAGGTGGTGTTAATTATTAGTGAACGTAAAAGACCGCTGACTGAGTACGGCGTGGAAGTCAAGGTGCGACTTGTTAAGCTCAACAAGACACAGAAGTGGCTCATTGAGGAAGTCAAGAAGCTTCTTCCTGAAACTTATCTCGACACATCTAATCTGTATAAGATAATGACAGGCGAGATAAAGTCTACCAAGATAGAAACGGCTATCAATGAAGTCCTTGACATTAATTATACTCAGAACGCTGAAAATGTCAACAGCTAACAGTCCGATTGAACGGACAGAAAGGGGTGAGGAATTATGTTTGATGAGTTTCGGCAAAACATCAAAAAAATTGCGAAGTCAAGGCACTTAACATATGCTCAAATAGCTGAGAAATCAGGTGTAAAGGAAAGTACAATAAAAGCATTTATGTGCGGCGCAACTGATAGCAGGCGTGTTGCTGAAAAAATAGCAGATGTCTTGGAAGTAAAAATTGTTTATTGCAATGGTGATTATAGTATCACCGCAGAGAAAGGACAGATGATTAATGAATGAACTAATTAAAATCAGCTATGAAAATGCAGAACGCCCAACAGTATCGGGCAGGGAACTACACGATGCATTGGAAGTAGAAACTCCATATCATAAGTGGTTTCCACGTATGTGTGAATATGGCTTTTTGGAGTTAGAAGACTTTTGGACAAAAATGTCCGAAAGTACAGGAGGCAGACCGAGTACCGATCACCAACTTACAATCCCAATGGCAAAAGAGATCTGTATGTTGCAGAGAAGTGAAAAAGGAAAGCAGTTCCGCCAGTACTTCATAAGAGTTGAAGAAGCTTGGAACAGTCCCGAAATGATTATGAAAAGGGCTTTGGAAATTGCTAACGAAAAGGTGAAAGTTCTGCAAGTAAGTGTTTCACAGCTTACTGTTGATAAACAGATAATGCAACCGAAAGCTGATTACTTTGATGAACTCGTGGACAGAAATCTGTTAACGGGAATAAGAGAAACAGCTAAGGAACTTAAAGTCAAGCAAAATACTTTTGTGAATTTCCTGCTTGATAAAAAGTATCTTTACAGAGATAAAAAGGGCAAGCTTATGCCATATGCAAAGCCAATGGAGAACGGCTTGTTTGAAATCAAGGAGTTTTCTAATGAGAAAACAGGTTTTTCAAGCACGCAGGTGTTTATTACACCTAAAGGAAAAGAAACGTTTAGGCTGTTATTGCTTTAATGTCACTTGCGGAGATGTTCGACTGTTCGGTTGACTATCTTCTCGGCAAGACAAGAAACCCGACGCCATATCCTAAGGCGTGAGGGGGCAGGTGATTAAAGAGGGGTGAGAGAAACGTGGAAAAGAAAATTACTGCTACTCCAAGAGGGTGTGACAGTGCCAGGATTGAACAGGTGATCGTAACAAGAGCCTTGAAAGGTGCAGGAACAGAAAATGACCCCTGTAGAGAGGTCATTCAGTATTGGACTCTTGACGGAAAATTGCTCTGCGAAAAGGATTAATCAAGCTTTTAAAAGGAGGTACAAGAATGAAACTGTACAAGGTAACGACGATAAGTGACTTTAATGTCAGAGAGGTGTTCACAGTTCATGCAGATAGCAAGCGTGAAGCTATCATGAAGGCATATGACACGAACATGGACGGAAATATCGTTGCAATCGAGGAGGTGGACTAAATGCTCAGAGTGATATCATCGGTAGAAGCGGTGGAACGGCTGAAAGCCGCAGGCTTCAACACAAACGTGAACAGGCTGAACGCAGGGCTCAGACAGGGCGTGTATCCTTTCGGCTGTGCCATTAAGCTTAACGAGTATGTATATGAGATATACTCAACGCTGCTTGACAAGTGGATAGCAGAGAGATCAGAAAGGACGTGAGAAAATGATAGCCGTACTAGAGATAATCAGATGTGCCGCAGCGGTAGCGCTCTTGGTGGTGCTTACAATGTATGTAGCATACAGGTGGTATGTAAGCGTAAAAGAAACTGCCTACGAGGAAGCAGAGGAGAGCATTAAGCGTGCAGTGAGAGAAGCAGGCAGACCAGTGGTCAAGGTCGAAGTTGAAATGAAAGGAAAGTGGTAAAATGTTGTTCATAGTGGGTATCATAGCGGCAGCTATAGTGGTGCTGTCGGCACTGTATGGCGTCGTAGCGTTGATGATAGAATACAGACACTGGGAAAAGGAATTTGAGGAGGACGAAAACGATGATAGTGATGAGAGAGGTCTTTAAAAGGGACAAGCCCCTTGACAACGGCAGCGGAGCGGTCAATATCTGCGTGTTCCATTCAAATGTCAAGCCTGACGAATGCGGTGCGCTTACAGTAACGCCAACAAAGGACTACTGCCGTAGATGTGCATTCTACAAGACCCGTGAGGATTTTGACAGAGGGCTTGGCGATGCCGCAAGGTCGCTCCGTGAGAAAGGGATTGAACCTGTGAAGAAGATGGACTATGACGGCAGGCAGTATATGAGCGTAAGACCTATTGGAAAGGAGAATGACGATGATAACGAAAGAGGAGTTTGAAAAGGCGGTGGAGTGCTGTACAGGATTTATTGCTAGTTGCGAAAATTGTCCGCTATGCGAAAAAGATTTTAAGTGTGGTATGTATTTGGCAGAGTACCTAAAAGAAACCGAGCCTGCACCTGCGGCAACAGGCACAAGCTCGGAGGTATCTGCAAAAGAAGATACCGATAACATACAATTTAATGGTAGCACAAAAGAACAGATTTGTCAAGCATACAAAACTGCTGATGAAGCTTGTACAGATATACTCGATATCTACGAAGGAATGTCGGCATGTGAGCGTAGAGCCTTTGATATCGGAGAAGTGTACGGAAAGATATGCAGCACAAGGGATAAGCTTGAAAATATGAGAGGAGCGAACTAAAATGTCAGTAAAAATAAACTCGCTTGAATTTGAGAACGTAAAGAAGATAAAAGCCGTACAGCTTGAGCCTGCAAAGAACGGGCTTACTGTTATCGGCGGTAAGAACAGGCAGGGCAAGACCTCTGTCCTTGACGCTATCGCTTGGGCGCTTGGCGGTGACAAGTATAAGCCGTCCTCTCCTCAGCGTGAGGGGTCTGTTGTCGAGCCGCACTTGAAGATCACCCTCGATAATGGTATCGTGGTGGAGCGTTCGGGTAAGAACAGCTCTCTCAAAGTCACGGACAGCACAGGTAAGAAAGGCGGTCAGCAGCTTTTGAACAGCTTCGTTGAGCAGTTTACACTTGACCTGCCTAAATTCATAAATCAGTCAAGCAAGGAAAAAGCTTCAACTCTGCTGAAAATAATCGGCGTGGGCGATACGCTCTATCAGTTGGAACATAAGGAACATTCCCTCTACGATCAGCGTACCGCTATCGGCAGGATAGCTGACCAGAAGTTTAAGTTCGCAAAGGAAATGCCTGTGTACGCAAACGTTCCTTCCGAGCCTGTTTCAGCTTCGGAGCTTATCAGACAACAGCAGGATATACTTGCTCGCAACGGCGAAAATCAGCGTAAGCGTGACCAGAAAGAATACTACGAAAAGCAGTTGGAGATTGCTAAGTCCGCCTATGAACGTGCAAAAGCAAGCTATGAAGCGGCAGCGAACAACTTCAAGCTTGCAAGCCTTGACGCTCAAGACCTTGTGGACGAAAGCACAGCGGAGCTTGAAAAGAATATCTCAGATATCGAGGAGCTGAACAAGAAGATAAGAGCAAACCTCGACAGGGAAAAAGCTGAGATAGACGCTGAGGACTACCGTTCACAGTATACATATCTCACTGAGCAGATAGAGGACGTAAGGCAGGCTAAAACTGACCTGCTGGGCAGTGCCGACCTGCCCCTTGAAGGACTTTCCGTTGAGGACGGAGAGCTGCTGTATAACGGGCATAAATGGGACAGTATAAGCGGAGCTGAACAGCTTATCGTCGCTACCTCTATCGTGAGAAAGCTCAACCCTGACTGTGGCTTTGTCCTGCTGGACAAGCTTGAACAAATGGATACCGACACCCTTGAAGACTTCGGCAAGTGGCTTGAAGCACAGGGCTTGCAGGCGATAGCCACAAGAGTTTCCACAGGTGACGAGTGCAGTATCATTATCGAGGACGGCAGGTCAATGGACAATGATAAGGAAGAAAACACAGAAACGAAAACTTGGAAAGCAGGTGCATTTTAATGTATGAGATAACATCAGGAGTTGTAAGCTCCGCACAGAAAGTCGTGATATATGGTCCTGAGGGCATAGGCAAATCCACCTTTGCGGCTCAGTTCCCTGACCCTGTATTTATTGATACTGAGGGCAGTACAAAGAAGCTGAACATCAGACGTTTCCCTAAGCCGTCAAGCTGGGAAATGCTCAAAAATGAGGTAAAGGAAGCTATGAACGGCAGGCTCTGCAAGACCCTTGTCATTGATACATTTGATTGGGCTGAACAGCTTTGCATTGAAACTATCTGCTCGGCACATCAGAAAAAAGGCATTGAAGATTTCGGCTACGGCAACGGCTATGTTTACGAGAAAGAGGAGATAGGCAAGTTCCTTAATCTCTTGCAGGAGGTAGTTGACAGCGGTATCAACGTTGTGCTCACGGCTCACGCTCAGATGAGAAAGTTTGAACAGCCTGACGAGCTGGGTGCTTATGACCGCTGGGAACTGAAACTCGGCAAAAAGACCTCTTCTCAGATATCGCCTCTTGTGAAAGAGTGGGCAGATATGGTGCTGTTTGCAAACTACAAAACATATGCAGTAGCTGTGGATAAGGACGGCAAGAAGTTCAAGGCTCAGGGCGGCGACCGTGTTATGTACACCACACATCACCCTTGCTGGGACGCTAAAAATCGTGACGGACTTCCGTCTGAAATGCCTTTTGAATACAGCGGCATAGCGCACCTGTTCACTTTCAGTGGGCAACACAGCAACAGCTTTGCTACAGTTGCTTCCGCAGTAGCTGTTGAAGATGCCACGACAAAACAGCCTGTACAGACAGAACAGAAAGCAGACGAGCCTCTTACAGATCTCAGCGGCTTTGAGGACGTTGCACCGCCTATCGTTATCCCTGACGGCATACCGAAAGCGCTTGCAGACCTTATGAGAGCCAACAACGTAAGCGAATCGGATATACGCCTTGTGGTATCTCAGAGAAACTATTTCCCTTATGATACTCCTATCACAAACTATCCTGACGACTTTGTACAGGGCTGTTTGATAGGTGCTTGGGAGCAAATGCTGCCACTTATCAGAGAAAATCAGAAAGTACCATTTTAAAAGGAGGACAACACTATGGATAATTTTATGGAATACGGCTGGGAAGATGAGATAGTCAACGAGGGTGGGGACTTTGTCCTGCTCCCTGAGGGGGACTATGACTTCACAGTTGCAAAGTACGAACGTGCAAGACACGAGGGGTCGGCAAAAGTGCCGTCCTGCAATATGGCTAAGGTCACATTCACCATATGGGGAGCTGAGGACAGCGTGGAGATAACAGAGAACTTCTTCCTCTGCAACAAGTTTGAGTGGAAGCTCTCAGCACTTTTCTTGGCACTGGGACTTAAAAAGCACGGTGAACCGCTGAAAATGAACTGGAACGCTATCACAGGCAAAAAGGGCAAGTGTCACGTCTACGTTGACAACTACAAGAACAAGGACGGCGAGGACAGGCAGTCCAACAAGATAAAGAAGCTCTATGCCTATGACGAGAATGTGACTACCGTTCAGCCTACTCAGACGCAGACACCACAGTATAGTCAGCCTGCTCAGACAGGTGGCTGGAAAGCCGGTGCGTTCTGATGATGAATTTAAGACCATATCAAAACGAGGCTAAGCTTGCTATACTCGAACAATGGTCTGAGGGAATAAACAAAGTCCTTGCAGTTCTGCCCACAGGAACGGGAAAGACAATACTTTTCTCGGCTGTTACGGAAGAATGTGTGCGGCAGGGTAAGCGTGTGCTTATCCTTGCCCACAGGGGCGAACTGCTCGACCAGGCGGCTGACAAGCTTATGAAGTCAACAGGGCTTGGCTGTGCCACCGAGAAAGCAGAACAAAGTTGTTTAGGTTCTTGGTATCGTGTGGTAGTAGGCTCAGTTCAGACCCTTATGCGTGAGAAAAGGCTCAAAGGCTTTTCGGAAAATTACTTCGATACCATTATCATTGACGAGGCTCATCACGCTATCTCAGACAGCTATCAGAGAGTGCTTGACCATTTTCCAAAGGCTCAGGTGCTTGGGGTAACGGCTACACCCGACAGGGGCGATATGAAGAACTTAGGCTCGGTGTTCGACAGCCTTGCATATGAATACACCCTGCCACAGGCTATCAAAGAGGGCTATCTTTCACCTATCAAGGCTATCACCATACCGCTGAAACTTGACCTTTCAGGAGTATCAACTCAGGCAGGAGATTTCAAGGCAAGTGATATCGACACGGCACTTGACCCTTATCTTTATCAGATAGCTGATGAAATGCTTAAATACTGTAAGGAACGCAAGACAGTTGTGTTCCTGCCGCTTGTCAAGACCTCTCAGAAGTTCCGTGATATCCTTATCAGCAAGGGGTTCAACGCCGCTGAGGTCAACGGAGAAAGCACAGACAGAGCGGAGATATTAGAAGCTTTCGACAAGGGCGAATACAACGTGCTGTGCAACTCGATGCTCCTCACAGAGGGCTGGGACTGTCCGTCAGTTGACTGCGTTATCGTGCTAAGACCAACAAAAGTGCGTGGACTTTACTGTCAAATGGTAGGCAGAGGCACAAGGCTCTGCGAGGGAAAGACAGAGCTTTTACTGCTTGATTTCCTATGGCACACAGAACGCCACGAGCTTTGCAGACCTGCACACCTTATCTGTCAGAATGAAGAGGTCGCTGAGAAAATGACCGAAAATCTTGCCAATGAGGCAGGCTGTGCAGTGGATATCGAAGAGGCAGAAAAACAGGCAAGCGAGGACGTTGTGGCACAGCGTGAAGAGTCTTTGGCAAAGCAGCTCAAAGAAATGAAAACACGCAAGCGAAAGCTCGTTGACCCTTTGCAGTATGAAATGTCCATACAGGCTGAGGACTTGTCCTCTTACGTTCCTGCTTTTGGCTGGGAGTGTGCTCCTGCTACCGACAAGCAGAAAGCAAAGCTTGAAAAACTGGGCATTTTCCCTGACGATATAGACAACGCAGGCAAGGCAAAGCTTATCCTTGACCGACTTGAAAAACGCCGCAATGCAGGACTTACCACTCCAAAGCAGATAAGGCTGCTTGAAAGCAAGGGCTTTGAGCACGTTGGCTCTTGGAGCTTTGACAGTGCAAGCAGGATGATAGCTCGTATCTCTGCCAATGGTTGGAGAGTGCCGAGAGATATCGACCCTAAGACTTACACACCTGAGAACTAAGGAGAAGTGAATGGATAACACAAATTTGCTTAAAATGCTTGAATACATAGACCCTGCAAGCTGTGATTATCAGGAATGGGTCAACGTGGGAATGGCTCTCAAGCACGAGGGCTATTCCGTGAACGATTGGGACAGTTGGTCGAGGTCAGACAGCCGTTATCACAGCGGCGAATGTGAACGAAAGTGGCAAAGCTTTAACGGCAATGCTCAGCCTGTGACCGCAGGTACTATCGTGCAAATGGCAAAGGAAAGAGGATACAGCCCCCGTGAGTTTCAGGCTTACGATTGGGACGGCGAGATAGTCGCAGAAGAAAGCAGCCTACTTGTAAACAGCGGTGAGGGCATACCTGTTCGCGAGCCTGCAAACTGGGACCCTGTCAAGGAGATAGTCACATACCTCGAAACGCTCTTTGAGGCAGGAGAGAATGTCGGCTATGTTACAGAAACATATACGATGGAAGAGGACGGCAATATCAAATATAAGCCGACGCGTGGCTGTTGGGACAGGACGGCAGGAGAGCTTATCAAGCTGCTTGGTGAATGTAACGGCGACATTGGTGCGGTGTTCGGTGACTACAAGGAAGAGGCAGGAGCGTGGATACGTTTCAATCCTCTTGACGGCAAGGGCGTAAAGAACGAGAATGTAACAGACTACCGCTATGCTCTTGTTGAAAGCGACTCTATGCCTATAGAACAGCAGAATGCCGTGATGAGAGAGCTTGAACTTCCTATCGCTGTGCTTGTATACAGCGGTGGAAAGAGCGTTCACGCTATCGTCAAGATAGACGCTCCAAACTATGATGAATACCGCAGGCGTGTTGATTTTCTTTACAAGGTCTGCAAGGCAAGTGGTCTTGACATAGATAAACAAAACCGAAACCCTTCACGTCTTAGCCGTATGCCAGGCGTAATGAGAAACGGCAAGAAACAGTTCATCATTGACAAGAACATGGGCAAAGAAAGCTTTTTGGAATGGAAAGATTACATAGAAAGTATCAATGATGATCTCCCTGACCCTGAGAGCCTGAGTGCTGAGTGGGATAACCTGCCTGAGCTTGCACCACCACTTATTGACGGCGTTCTCAGACAGGGTCACAAAATGCTCATTGCAGGTCCGTCAAAGGCAGGCAAGTCTTATGCACTTATCGAAATGTGCGTGGCGATAGCTGAGGGGGTCAAGTGGTTTGGCTGGCAATGCACCAAAGGAAAGATACTATACGTCAACCTAGAGCTTGACAGAGCATCTTGTCTGCACCGCTTCAAGGACGTGTACACCGCAATGCACCTAGAGCCTGAAAACCTCAACAGCATAGACATATGGAACTTGCGAGGTCACAGCGTACCAATGGACAAGCTTGCACCGAAGCTCATACGACGTGCAAGCAAGAAAAATTACATTGCCGTGATAATAGACCCTATCTATAAGGTCATAACAGGCGACGAGAACTCAGCAGACCAAATGGCTCACTTTTGCAACCAGTTTGACAAGGTGTGCACAGAGCTTGGCTGTGCGGTCATATACTGCCACCACCACTCAAAGGGAGCGCAGGGCGGTAAGCGTTCAATGGACAGAGCCAGCGGTTCAGGAGTATTCGCCCGTGACCCTGACGCACTTCTTGACCTTTCAGAGCTTGACATTTCAGACAGCCTTTACAAGCAGCAGGAGGACGAAACTGTTTGCCGTATCTGTGAGAACTGGATGAGGAGATTTTACAGAAATACTGATGATCTTTGTTCACAGGACGATCTTGTTACGCCGTCAAAAATGCTTGAGATAACGCACAAGCAACTGCATCCGAACTCATACAAGCTTATGATGGCCGACATAGACAAGGCTAAGCTTGCAGTAAGAAACCGCACTGCATGGCGTATAGAGGGTACTCTGAGAGAGTTCCCGAAATTTGCTCCCCTCAATATGTGGTTTGATTATCCTGTTCACAGAGAGGATACTGTGGGCGTGCTTAAAGACTGCGAGGTAGAGGACATCACACCGAATTGGAAGAAGAATTTCAGCAAGAAGAAGACCAATGAAGACCGCAGCAAGGAGCGCAAGGAGAGCATTGAAACAGCTTTCAGCGGTGTGCAGGAGAACGGCAAGTGCCGTATTTCTGAGCTTGCGGAGTACATAGGAAAGAGCGAAAAGACCGTTGGAAGATACCTCAAAGAGCATGGTGGCTTTTGGATAGAAGAGGGAGAATGTGGCTTAAAAGCTCAGTAGACAGACAAGACAAAATCGAATTTTTTGAACTTTAGACAGACAGGAAAAAATCGAAAAGTGTCAGGGACAAAATCGAACTTTTTTCTTGTCGGACAATATCGAAAATTACCGAGTTTGTCGGACGGACAGACAAACATATATTACTACGTAATATATATCTTGTCCGCTAGAAACAGCGGACAAGAATATTACTAGCAGTAATACCCGACTGCACGAGAGGAGCAGATAACAATGACTGAATTTTTTATGGCAATGATACCGCCGACGGCTACAGCACAGGAACACAAGGTGGCGGTAAGAAACGGCAAGCCAATATTTTATGATCCACCCGAAGTCAAGGAGGCAAAAGAAAAGCTCACGGCAAACCTTGCAAGGCACAGACCGCCTGAGAAGTACATCTGTGGGATAAGGCTGGTAACAAAGTGGCTGTTTCCTAATGACGGCAAACACAAGGACGGAGAGTACAAGATCAGCAAGCCTGACACAGACAACCTGCAGAAGATGTTCAAGGACTGCATGACACTATGCGGCTTTTGGACAGACGACCAGCTTGTGGCAAGTGAGATATGCGAGAAGTTCTGGGCGGACATACCTGGCATTTATGTGAGGATAGAGGAGCTATGACGATACATGAAGTAAAGAAGAGTCTCGGACGCAGGGTGAGCTACAACGGCTCTGACTGCTACGAGCTGACAGGGTGCATTATCCGCAAGAGCAGTAAGACAGGTCAGTTCTTTTATCAGGCGGAGATCGCTGACAAGACTTGCGGCAATACGTTGGTGTATTGTAGGCTGGAAGAGTTGAGGTGTGAGGAGGGATAATATGGCAAAGGACAAAACGCCCGAAGAAATGTTAAAACAGTATTCGGCAGAACTCGTGAAGTCGATAGAGCGGTACAAGTCCATTATCGAGCATGGCTGCAGTGACCCGTCATGGCCTGACGGCTGTAATGCCAATTTGTGCAGAAACCACGTTCTGGCATACAAGCGATACATTCTGGATATCTGCACGGCTAACGATTTGGAAATCCCACAGGAGTATTACCTGCCAACGCCGCCTGAACAGGACAATCGCTTTATGGCTGACAAGACTAGCGAAAGGTACAAAAGGTTGAACAGCTACCCTGATTATAACGGCAGACTGACAACGAAGAAAGTTGACTATGATGATAGTCAGATGAGTTTATAGGAGGGGTAAAAATGAAAACACATAATCTGAAACTTAGCATAGACTTTTGTGACGCTGTTCTGAGCGGTGAGAAAACTTTCGAAGTCAGAAAGAATGACAGAGGTTTTCAGACAGGAGATCTGATAAGATTTATACCGACTGACGGAACGTCTTATCGTAGCTCAGACGGCACAGTAAGAGAACACGCAAAACATGAGATATCAGAACATACATACAAGATAACATATATCCTCAACGGCTGGGGAATAAAGAATGGGTATGTTGTGCTGGGAATAAGAGAGGAGAGAGCCTATGGAAAGAAACGACCCTATGACCATGTCACGCCTGAAAGCCTACCGCAGGAACGCCTCAGCCATTGAGGACATCAAGGCGGAGCTTTCGGGCAAGTACGTTGCCGACAGTATCAGCGTATGCACTCCGCCGTCCTACACGCCACACAGCACACGCATAGACGGCTTTCTACCAAGCGGTGATACACTTTCACTGCTGTGCGAGCAGGCTCGACTAGAGCGTGAGCAGAGGTCTGTGGAGGAGTTTATCAAGGGGATAGAGGACTATCAGACACGGCGAATGTTCGTGCTGAAATTCATCAAGGGTAAGACGTACTTGCAGATAGCTATGCAGGTTAGTGGTGGGAGAATGTCAGAGAGCGGAGTGCGAATGAAAATTCAAAGATATTTGCAAGAAAAGTGAAAGTTGTGCGGTTTGTGCGTTTTACCTATGTTATAATTTAAACTGAGGAAAGTGTAGATGTACCTCAGACTTGTACTTTCATTGAAGTCACCTCCAATTTTCTAAGCCCCGTAAGGGGCTTATGCAGGTCGAGAGCGAGCCAGCTCAACATCTGCTCCAACATTTACTTAACTCCTTAAAATATTTTCACAAGGGCGGCTGCATTTTGCGGTCGCTTTTGCGTTGCGTCGCAAAAAGTTCATAAATGTCGAACTCTTGATATACTGCATAAAAAATACAATTGTGTTTTATGCAGTAAATAGAAATTCGGTGCATTTCGTTGATTTTCGCTCTGATTAGTGATATTATTTAAGAAATATTATTATGAGGAGTGATTGTACTTGGTAGTCAAATTTAATGGTAATAAACCGTTTAAAATGGAGGAACATCAAAGCAATAAACTTACTACAAAATGTTTTTTATGTGGACAACAGGCAAAAAGCCGAATATTTTATGATGGATTTGAGAATGGAAATTGCATATGTTGTAATTGCGAAGATCAGCTAAAAGGAATGTTTAAAGATTATTTATTAGCAGAATCAAACTTCAACAAAACAGCACTTGAAGAATTAGTGGAAGGATTACGCAATGAAACTATAACGCAGTTAGATAGTCAAATTCATAAAGAAGGCTATAAATATGCCCAAGAGGTTAGCATTGTAGATGATTTTGATGATACATTAACCCTTCAAGAAGTTCAACAGAATAATATATTTTATTCGATAAAATATCAATTTTGTTATGACAAAATGATAAATTATATGAAGAATAAATATAATGAAGACCCTTATATAGTCAGATTTTTTGAAACTACGGATTACTATGACCCTGAGGGTTTGTATAGAAGAGATACAAATGCTATATGTGGCATTGCAAAAATATATAATAACGGAACCACGGTTATTTTTGGCGATTTAAAAGTTGTTTTGGATAGATCGAAATATAACCAATAAAATTAATAATATTGAGTGTTCAAAGCCCCACTAAATCGGGGCTTTTTTCATACCCTAAAGAAAGGACGGTGCCTCTCATGACAGCACGGCAAAAGAAATTTGCAGAATACTATGCTCAGAGCGGCAACACCGTTCAGAGTGCTATAAAGGCAGGATACAGCGAGAAGTATGCGAAAGCTGACGCCTGCAAAATCCTAGATAATCCTAGTGTTGCGGAGTATATCCGTGTGCTGTCCGAGAAAGCTCAGGACGAGCGTATAATGACCGCAAAGGAGAGGCAGGCACTCTTGTCTGATATCGCTAAGGACGGCAAGAATGACCCTGCTGACCGTATCAGAGCCGTCGATACCCTCAATAAAATGACAGGAGAGTATGTGGCTAAGATACAGGCGGAGGTCAAGACTTCTGAAAAGCTTTCAGACGTTTTCGCTCAGATAGGCGGTGAGGGGCTTGACGAGTAAGTTTCCCCTGTCGCAGAAGTATATGGACTTCATCAACAGCGTTCGGGGCGTGTCTGCGGACTTCCTTGAGGGAACTACCGCAAGCGGCAAAACAACTGTGGGCGCAGGCATAAAGTTCATGCGTATGGTGTCGGCAAGTAGGAAAAAGCTTCACGTCATTGCCGCTAAGACTACGGGAAAGGCTGAGGAAACTATCATTCAGCAGGATAACGGCATTCTTGACCTTCACACCAATGCTCGGTACTTCGGCAACGGTGATAAGGACTACAAACTGCCGCATATCAAGTTCGAGAGCAAGATAATCTACGTTTTGGGATATGACAACAAGGATAAGTGGGAAATGGTGCTGGGCGCTCAGTTCGGCTGCGTTTATATCGACGAGATAAACACCGCTGATATCGAGTTTGTCCGTGAGATGTCAACCCGTAACGATTACCTTATGGCGACCCTTAACCCTGACGACCCCTCGCTACCTGTGTACAAAGAGTTTGTCAACCGCTCACGTCCGTATCAGAAATACGCCTGTGACGTGCCTGCGGAGATAATGAAAGAGCTTACAGAAGAACCTGTACCCAATTGGCGGTATTGGTTCTTTACTTTTCGTGATAATCTTTCACTTACTGATGAGGATATCAAACGGAAAATGGCTGCCGCTCCGAAAGGCACAAAGCTGTATAAGAACAAGATACTCGGTCTGAGAGGACGTGCAACAGGGCTTGTGTTTGACCTGCAAAAGCGAAATATCTTGACAGCAGAGCAGGCGAAAGCTTTCAATTATGTGTACTTCTCAGCCGGACTTGACACCGCTTACTCCCAATCCTCACCTGATACCATAGCGTTCACCTTTGTGGGCATAACAGCTGGCAGAAAGTGCGTTACTCTTGACGAGGAAGTGTATAACAATCGTGACAGACAAGTGCCTCTCACACCCTCTGACATACCGAAAATATTCACGGCGTTCTTGGAGAAAAACCGCAGAACGTGGGGCTTTGCACGAGATGTGTATATCGACAGCGCAGATCAGGCGACCATACTTGAATGTCAGAAGTTTGGACGGCTCACAGGCAGCATATATAACTTTATCCCAGCATTCAAGAAAACGAAAATAATCGACCGAATACACTTGCAGTCAGCTTGGCTGGCGGCAGGTGATTTTTATATCCTTGAGCATTGCAAGGAGTACGCAGGCGAGCTTAACATATACAGTTGGAAAGAGGATAAGGCTGAGCCGGAGGACGGCAACGACCACCTTATCAATTCCTGTCAGTATGCCTGGCTGCCGTATCGTGACAAGATAGGAAGTGTGAAGATTGACTAAATTCAGCATAGGAAGCAAGGTGAAAAATATGATAAGAAACTGGCTTGATATCCAGCCTGCACCCGAATACAGCATAACTATCACAGAGAAAACAGGTTTTATGACAGATGTGATAAGGTCACAGCTTTGGTATCGTGGTGACGCCGCAGAGCTTTCACAGTTCTTTGGTCAGCTTAACTTAGGCACAAATTCATTCTGGAGCAGCGTCCCTGAGAATGAAAAGATACGCAAGATACATAGCGGTCTGCCTGCAATAATCGCCGATACGCTTTCATACATTGTCTATTCTGATATGGACGATATCAAGGTCACAGGGGACAAAGCAAAGGCTGACTTTGATAATATTTCCGAGCATATAGACTTCACAGAGCTGACAGGCAAGGCGATAGTTACCGCACTTGTTGACGGCGACGGAGCTTTCAAGATATCTGTCGATACTGAGCTTTCCGATACGCCAATAGTCGAGTTTATCGGTGCTGACAAAGTGGAGTATAACTTTGTACGAGGTCTGCTGAACGAGGTCATTTTTCATTCTGTGCATTATGCAGGCTCAAAGAGATTTCACCTTGAAGAGCATTATGGCAAGGGATATATAGAAAGCCGTCTGTATGACGATAACGGTCACGAGGTCGGCTTGGACAACGTGCCTTGTCTTGCACAGATACCGCCACGAACTGAGTTTGAGGGCGAGTATATAATGGCTGTGCCGCTGAAATTCTTTTCATCACGAAAGTATCCGAACAGGGGCAAGAGCATTTTTGACGGCGGTAAGTCTGATTGCTTTGACGCTTTAGACGAGGTGATCTCACAATGGTGGGACGCTATCAGAGCAGGCAGGGTAAAGCAGTATATCCCCGAAAGCATGATACCTAGAGATCCTGCAAGCGGTAAGCTTAAAGCGCCTAACCAGTTTGGCAACAGTTACATAAGCATTGACCCACCGCTTTCGGCAGAGGGTGCAGCGCCTAAGATAGAAGTAGTTCAGCCTGATATCAAGTATGAAGCGTTTGTGGCAAGCTATACAAATTGCTTGCTTATGTGTCTGCAAGGGCTTGTATCTCCTGCCACGCTGGGCATAGATGTGGGTAAGATGTCAAGTGCGGACGCTCAACGAGAGAAGAAAGACGTCACAGGCAACACCCGAAACACTATCACAACGGCTCTTGAAAAGGCTCTGCCACAGCTTGTTTCTGCGGTGCTTATGACCTATGACAATATGCAGGGCAAAGCCCCTGAAACTTATGAGGTGACAGTTGACTTCGGTGAGTATGGTGCGCCTGACTTTGACAGCAGAGTTGAAACTGTGGGCAAAGCAAGCACGTATGGTATTATGTCAGTTGAAACGCAGGTGGAGGAACTGTGGGGCAGTTCAAAAGAGGACGATTGGAAAGCCGCAGAGGTCAAGCGGATAATGCAGGAAAAGGGGCTTACAGAGGGTGAGCCTACTGCGGTAGGTGACGAGTTTGGTCCTCGCCCGGACGGGGCATTATAGTTTTCGTACATTTGAATTTGTTTAACCCCTGTTGCTATCAACTACTTGGAGGTGGTCGGTATTCTCAGCTTCAAAGACATCGCAAAGATATTTGAGGAGATAGAGCTAAGGCTCATATCTTCACTGAAACGCAATCTCAAAAGGCACAAGGCGGAGGAGCAGCGTTACGGCTTTGAATGGTCTGCTTGGCAGGCTGAGAAACTGAAAAATATGGAGAACTTCCGCCGTGAAAACCTCGACATTATGAACGAGTACGTTGACGTTATCGACGATCAGACAAGACAGCTTATGACGGAGCAGTTTCAAGAGGGTCAGCAGCAGGCACAAAGGAGCGCCCAGGATCTTTCTGACGAGCCTATAACACCTATCCCCGACAAGCATTTCTTTGGCGTGAACGAAAAGAAAATGGCAAAGCTTATGGAAGACGTCACCACCCTTGAAAAGACCGCTGAAACAGCCGCTCTGCGAATGACAGACGATATTTACAGGCAGACTTTGAACAGGGTACAGCTTGCAATGGGAACAGGCTCTATGACGCTTAACGAGGCTATCGACCTTGCCACAAAGGACTTTCTTGACAAGGGCATAAACTGTATCGTATACGCTGACGGCAAGCGAGTGAACATTGCCGACTATGTGCGAATGGCTCTGCGGACAACTTCCACAAGGGCAGCGTTGCAGGGTGCGGCGAAACGCTTTGCAGAGCTTGGCTATGATACTGTGCTTGTGTCGCAGTATGGCGGCTGTTCAAAGACCTGTGAGCCTTGGCAAGGTCAAGTATACATTGATGATGTGTTCACAGTATGGGAGGGGGAAAAGGACGAGTTTCAAGGCAAGTCAAATTACTGCGGTGAGTGGTTTTGGCTGCTGTCATACGCCGTAAAGAACGGGCTATTTCACCCGAATTGCCGTCACACAATGACGCAGTACATACACGGCAGAACGCAGATACCTGAGCCGATACCGGTGGAGAAGATAAAAGAGCAGCGAGAGCTTGAGCAAAAACAGCGTGCAATGGAGCGGAAAGTCCGCAAGCTAAAACGCTTTGCGGCAGGCACTCTCGACCCCGACACAGCAAAAGCCTACCGCAAGAAAGTAAGGCAGGCACAGCAGGAATTGAAAGCCTTTATAAACGCTAACAGCGAAGTTATGCGGAGGGATTATTCTAGGGAGAAAGTGTATGGCGGCTTGACAGAAAAGGAAAAAGATGATAAAATTGAATTAACAACATCTAACGGAATTGGTGTAACGAAATTTTCAAAACATATGGAAGAGCGAGCTTCCGAAAGAAAGGTTTCTGTAAATGATATAAAAGATGCACTTATAAACCCGCTGTATATTGATGAAATTAAAATTGATAGTTTGGGCAGACCAAGCCAACGATTTATTGGTGAGAAAGCAACTGTTAATGTAAATCCCCAAACTGGAACTATCGCAACTATATGGAAAACAGGCAAGAACAAAATCAACAAGTACAAAAGGAAGTGATTATAATGTCAGAAAAACAAAAAGAGTTTCTTGTTTCTATTGGTATTGACCCAAATGATGAACTTGATGTCATAGAAGATAAAGTTGGTGATTACCTGACTTTGAACTGTTTGGATGAAAATTATAATCCAAATGAAGAAGGCTTGATGTGCGAAAGTATTTTGGATTATATCGGTCAGTTATAAATCTAACCGCCCCGCTACGGCGAGGCGGTATTTTTATACCCAAAAACAGAAAGGACGGATAAATATGAATTTCGGACAGGCGATCGAAGAAGCAAAGAGAGGTAAGAAAATAGCAAGAAAAGGTTGGAATGGCAAAGGACAGTATGTTGAGCTTGCCACTAATGTTAGTTATAAATCACCTAATGGTACTGTGACAAATGTAGACCATAAGGATATGGGCAATAAAGCATTAGCGTTTGTGGGAACTTCTGGCGTACAACTTGGCTGGCTTGCAAGTCAAGCAGATATGCTGTCGGAAGATTGGCAGACAATAGACTAATCAAACATCGGAACTAAGCACCTTAACGGGTGCTTTTTTCATACACAAATTTAAGAAAGCGAGGTCAGAAAATGGACGAGAAAAAGAAACTCCCTGATGATGAGGAGAAGAAAACTCCCGATACTCACGAGGAGAAAAAGGACGAGCCAAAGGCTGAGGAAAAGCCTGCGGACAAGGCAGATGAGAATCCTGCTGACAAGGAACAGCCTGCGGTGGACGATAGTCAGGCTGACGAGAACGGTGAGGGTGCTGATAAGCCTGCGGAAGATAAGCAGGAACAGCCAAACGAGGATAAGTCCGACAAGCAGGACAATGCTGAGAACGCACCTGACGAAAAAGACCAGGAGATACTCAGGCTCAAAACTCAGATAGCCGCTATGCAGCTTGGTATCAAGCCCGACTGTATCGAGGACGCCGTTGCGGTGGCTGAAAGCTATGTGAGAAACGGCAGTCAGCAGGATATCAACGCCGCCCTTTCTGCGGTGGTGAAGAAGTATCCAGATATGAAAGGCGAGGGTGGCAAAAAGTCCGACGGCAAAAAACAGGGCGGTTTCAAGGTCGGTGCAGGATCTTCGGATACTGATGAAAAGAAGCCACAGAGCAAACCAACAGCGCAGAAACGCTGGAACAAATTCAAGTAAAAACAGGAGGAATGAATCATGCCAAATCTTAATTATGCAGAAGTATGGAATCCCGAACTTTTGGAGATAAGGATCCAGGAAACACTGTCAAGCCCGTTCATCACACAGAACGTTAGGTGGCTTGACGCAAAGACTTTCCACTTCACACAGATGTCAACATCAGGCTACAAGAGCCACAACAGAAACGGCGGCTGGAACACAGGTAAGTATGTTCAGACGGACGTGCCTTTCACACTCACACACGATCGTGACGTTGAGTTTCTTGTGGATAAGGCTGACGTTGACGAAACGAACTCATCAGCGTCTATCAAGAAGATCTCAGAGGTATTCGAGAAAACACAGTCTGCTCCAGAAACGGACGCTCTGTTCTTCTCAAAGACAGCTCAGAGAGCGGCAGAGCTTGAGGGCTATCACTCATCAACAGCCGCTTCATCATACACAAAGGGTAACGTGTTCGACAAGCTCAAAGGCTTTCTTTCAGCAGGCAAGCTGAGAAGATACAAGTCTAACGGCTCGCTCATTATGTATGTGACTTCCACAATTATGGACCTGCTGGAGCAGTCTGACAAGTTCACGCGAAAGATAGAAATGACACAGATCGCAGAGGGAGGACTTGGTCTTAGAACAAGAGTGACCGACATTGACGGTGTGCCTATCATGGAGGTCATTGATGATGAGCGTTTCTATGACCGCTTCAACTTTGACCCTGAGGACGGCGGCTTTGAGCCTTGCGCTGCAAGATATTTAAAGACCGCTGATACCGATATCGTGAGCGGCAAGGAGTATTACACCGAATCAAGCGGCTCTTACACTAAGGTATCAGGCACACCTAGCAAGTCTGCACTTGATACATACTATGAAAAGGTCGCAGGCTCACATAAGATCAACGTGCTTATCGCAACACCTGAGACCACAAAGATAGTGCCTAAGATCAACAGCATTTACAGCTTTGCTCCGGGCGGACACACAGAGGGTGACGGCTGGCTCTATCAGAACAGAGCGTTCTCAGATGTTTTCACTTTCCCGAACGGCAAGGACGGAAAGATAGACAGCATTTACGCTGACGTTGACACAGCAGAGTACAGCGAGTAAGGGGTGAGGGATATGTACCTCACCCCTACTGAGTTTTGCAATATCTGTCCTGAGTGTGATATCTCCGAAGAACAGTTCTCGGCTATTCGGCAAAGAGCAGAAAGCGATATCGACACGCTGACTTTCAACCGCATAACAGCAGAGGGCATTGACAGCTTTACAGACTTTCAGAGAGAGCGTATAAAGCGTTCCACAGCCTTGCAGATGAAATTCATCTATGACAATTCGGAGCTGTTAGAAAGCCCTCTGAGCGCTTACAGCATAAGCGGAGTTTCAATGTCATTCGATAAGTCAAAGGTGGTATCTCTTGACGGCGTTATCACAACACGTCAGGTCTACAATGTGCTTATGCAGACAGGACTATGTTACAGGGGGCTGATGTGATGAAGTTTCCTCAGCTTGTACCTGAAAGGGTATGCAAAACGCCCTGCAAGGTCTATCGAACGGACGGACTTAATCGTGACGGCTCAAAGAAGCAGACGGTCATATTTGAGGGCAAATGCTTTCACTCTGAGAAGTCAAGGCAGAAATTATCCGCAGAGAAACAGCTTATAACCTTGTCAGGCGAGGCTCTTTTCTGCGGAGATATCGCCCCTGATAACGCCGTTGTAGAGGGCTATGCGGTCATAGGTGGCAGGACGTACAAGATATATGGTTCTGAGAAAGCCAAAGACCCTGACGGCAGGGTGAATTACACAAGATTGGAGCTGATATAGTGGGCATTGAAATAAAGCTTGATGTGCAGGCAATAAAAGCTATCGAGGACGCCGCTGTGAAGTCCGCTGAGGTGGCTATGGAGCAGGTGAGGGCAGACCTTGTAAGTGCTCAGACAATGCCGTTTGATACAGGCGATATGCAGAATAATCAGACCTTTGTCCACGCTGACGAAAGCGGTGCAAGTCTTGTGACAGGGTCTCCGCAGGCAAGACGTTTGTACTATCACCCTGAGTATCATTTTCAGAAAGGCAATAACCCTAACGCAGGTGCGGCTTGGCTTGAACCATATATCACAGGCGGTAAAAAGGACCTTGCCAAGAATGAGTTTGTGGCAGAGTTCAAAAAGAGGACAGGCATATGACTTTACTTAACATAGCGGATATGCTGAGCGATATCCTTGACTTGCAGGACGTGTATGCAGGCACTATTGACGGCAACCTTGACAAGTGCGTAGGAGTGTACAACGCAAAGACTTCAAAGCCACAGCGTATCTGCATAGGCGGAAAAGCCTGCACAAAAACACTTGAAAAACATATCTCGGTGCTTATTCATTGGACTGATACTCCCACGCAGGCAGAGATAAAGGCTCAGAGCGTTCTTGATATCCTATCCGATATACGTCAGTATAAGGGTGACGGATTTACGGTAAAGTATCTCGAATGCAAAGAGCCTGTTTCTGTTGGCAGGGACGAGCGAGGCGTGTGTGAATATGTTATCGAGGCAACAGTATATTACGAAAGGAATGAATGAGTATGGCAAACACAACAGGAGTTTATCCCGTATATGAAAACCAGTTCAAGATAGACAAGACAGGCGGCGACGGCTCGACAGAGAGCAATCTTGTGACTATTGCCGATATGGAGAGCTTTTCAGTATCCATTGACGGCAATATCGAGGAGTGGAAGCCTTTTGATCAGCAGGGCTGGACAAGACGTCTGCTCACTGGTAAGTCTATCACTATCAGTATCTCAGGCAAGAGAAACGTCGGTGACGCAGGCAATGACTACATTGAGAGCCTTGCACTCAAAACAGGTGCTGCGGCGACCACAACCCTTGTGTGGAACTTCCCAAGCGGAGCAAAGCTTGTTATCAAGGGCGTTGTCAGCGTAACAGAATGGGGCGGCGGAGATTCAACGGCAGTCGCACCGCTTGCGTTCGACTTTGCTTCCGACGGCAAGCCTGAGTTTACAGAGGCGACAGCGTAAGAGCACAGACAAAACAGGGGAGCGTTCAAAGCGCTCTCCTAATTTTATATATCAGAAAGGATAATAACTATGGCAAAGATGTATACACTCGACAGCAAGCTTCTTACAGGCACACCTGAGATAAGAGTAGGCGACAAGGTCTACCCTGTGGACGACAGGCAGAAAACTGTCAAGAAGATACTTGACATCTGCGACAAGAACGCTGAAAAGAAAGACCTTGATATGATAGACGAGGTTTTCAAGCTTGCGTTTGCACCAAAGGACTACAAGGAAATAGAGGCAATGAATATGCCTTGGGCAGCATATCAGCAGCTTTTCACTCTTGTTATCTCAGCGGTAACAGGCGAGGACGCAGAAAAGACAGAGGCTCGATTTCCGCAGGAAAACGCAGAGTAAGCTTGAAGAAAGCTGGTACGATCTTGATTATGACCGAGAGCTTATCATACAATCCATTGCAAAGCAGTACAATATCCTGCCCTCAGAGCAGGAAAATCTGCATTACAGCGATTGGTACAGGCTCGTTGCAGGGCTTATGCACGATACGCCGCTGGGTCAGATAGTTCGTATCAGGAGCGAGGACAACAAGGATATCATAAAGAATTTCGACAGGTATGAAAAGCAGATACGCTCAGAATGGACGGCGTTCAGAAGTCAGAAAGCAAGAGAAACGTTCACAGAGCAGGACAAGCTTGAAACTGCGAGATACTTTGAAAGGCTGTTCAAGGGAATGTTCGGAAAGGCAGGTGATAAGTAATGGCAGACGGAGCAAGCGTTGGTGTTATATCTCTTGACCTTGTGATAAAAAACAAGGTGCAGGAGCAGCTTGACAAGATATCTGCAAGCATACAGAACGGCTTTTCAAAGCCAGTAGAGCAGGCAGAGAAAGCTGTTGAGAACGCTATGGATAAGACCACTAAAGCCATAGACGAGGGCTTTGGCAGTGCGTCGGAGATCGCTCAGAAGAGTATGCAGGAGGCTACTGCAAAGGTGGTGTCTGAAATTGATAAAGCCAATGAGCATATAAAAAACACCACCGATCAAATCGAAAACATCAAGCCTAAAGTTGTGCAGATACATTACAATCCTGAGTATGACCCTGATAAGATAGAGGCTGAGGTTGATGATATCGCTCAGCAAATTACGGCAAAAGCTGACGAGGCGGCTAAAACAGCGACAGAGAGCTTTGGTGATTTTGAAATACCTGAAAGTGAATTTGAAAGGCTTAATCTCCAACTCGAAAATGCAACAGAAAAAATGAGCCTGTTGCAGGCTAAGTATAAAGAGCTACAAGCTGCTCTTGCAAACGCTAGTTCAGACGAAGAAGCTGCAAAGATAGTTTCAGAACTTAATGGCGTTGAAAGTAAGCTTATAAGTCAGCAGGGAGTTATAGATAAAACTCAAACAAAACTTAGCGAATATGAGGAAACATTTAGCAACTGCGGAAAAACAGGGACAACTGCTATTGAGAAACTAAAAAAAGTCGCTTCATTTGCAGGCAAAACCATAAAGACTACACTTGTGGGAGCTTTCAAGACAATGCGTTCGGCAGGCTCGAAGGCTGTTGACGCAGTTAAATCCAAATTCAGCAGGCTTAAAACAACTATCGACAGCACTTCACAACCGCTGAGCAAGTTTACACATTCGCTCAAATCTGCGGCAAAAAGAGTGTTCTTAATGGCAGGCGTGCTTGTTTTGCTGAAAGGAATACGTTCCGCTGTTGCAAACGCTGTTTCAGGCAACGAAGAATTTGCCAAGTCCTTAAACGAAATAAAAGCAAACCTCACCATAGCTTTCACACCGATAATGAACACAGTAATGCCGTATCTCAATACGCTTATGACGGGCGTAGCGACGGCGACAAAAACTGTGGCGGCGTTTATCTCTGAGCTTTTCGGCACCACCTATCAGAAGTCCTTGCAGGCGACAAAGCAGGCTCAGAAGTCAGCGGAGAAGATAAAGAAAACTCAGGACACTTACCTTGCAGACTTTGACGTTGTAAGAGTTGCACCGGATCAGAGCAAGTCCGATACAGACAGTTCAGAGGGCGGCATTGATTACTCAGCCATAAACGGCGACAACGTTCAGCTTCCTGATTGGGCGGAGCGTATGAAAGACGCCATTAAGTCGGGTGACTGGGCAGGAGTAGGCTCTCTTGTGGCTGAAAAGGTCAACGGAGCTTTCGCATACATCAACTGGGACGGTATTCAGAAAAAGCTGAATGGCTTTGTGGATAAGCTTACAGACGGTCTGAACAGCTTTATAAACGGCGTTGATTGGACAGGACTTGGTGACAGCTTCGGCGGCGGTATAAACACTATTTTTGGCGCAGGATACCGCTTTATGAAGAAGTTTGATTGGGCAGGCTTCGGCAAGGGTACGGCTAATTTTCTTAACGGCGGTATAAAGAAAACGAATTGGTCGCTTATCGGCAAGACCCTTGCTTCAAAATGGCAAGCTATCATCGACTATCTTTATTCGTTCGTTACCACCTTTAATTGGTCGGGCTTTGGCTCGTCCATAGGCACTTCTGTGAACGGCTGGTTTGATGAGATTGATTGGGGCAAGGCAGGAACGACTATCTCTGAGGGTGTGAAAGGTCTGCTTGATACGGCAATAAACTTCCTGCAAACTGTAAACTGGCAGGGCATAGGTGAAAAGCTGTGGACGTTCATTTCTACAATAGATTGGAGCGGCATTGCCACAAAGCTTTTCAAGACGATAGGCTCAGCTATAGGCGGTGCGGTATCAGTGCTGTGGGGCTTTATCAAGGACGCTGTTTTCAGTATCCGTGACTACTTTACGGAGAAAATTAAGGACTGTGGCGGTAATATCATTGAGGGGCTTTTCACAGGTATCGTTGACGCTTTCAAGGGCATAGGCACTTGGCTTTATGACCATGTTCTTACACCATTTATTGAGGGCTTCAAGAACTGTTTTGGTATTCACAGCCCTAGTAAGGTCATGGCTGAAATGGGCGGATATATCATACAAGGTCTGTATAATGCCGTATCTGAGGGTATTGCAAAGATAAAGGAAATATTCACAAAGCTTCTTAACGCTGTCAAGGGCGTTTTCAAAGGCATAGGCAAGTGGTTCAAAAAGACATTTTCAGACGCTTTCGGAGGCGTAAAGACCATTCTCAACGGCATTATAATGTTCGTCAAGAGCATTTTCACAGGCAATTGGAAAAAGGCTTGGCAGGGTGTAAAGAAGATCTTCAAAGGCGTGTGGGACACGCTTTACAGCGTTGTGAAAGCACCTATAAACCTAATTATCGGTGCAGTAAACAAAATGACCAGTGCTATTGAAAGTGCGGTCAACTGGATAATCGACGGCATTAACAGCCTGAGTTTTGATGTGCCTGATTGGGTGCCTGGCATAGGCGGAGAAACCTTCGGTTTTGACCTAGACACAATAAGCATACCTGAGATACCAAAGCTTGCCACAGGTGGACTTGCGACAGCACCGACCCTTGCAATGGTGGGCGATAACAGGAACGCAAAGGCAGACCCGGAGGTGATCTCACCTCTGAGCAAACTGCAAGGTATGCTTGATAACGGCAAGCTTGACGAGGTGTTAAGGGTGCTGAACGCTATACTTGATTGGCTGAAAGCTTATGACCCTGTGTTCTTCGGAACAGTTGACAGCAAGGTGCTTTTCAAGTGTATGCAGGACAGCAACAATCAGTATAAACGTAAGACGGGAGTGAATGCATTTTGACAGGAACATTGCTAAAGATAAATGGCGTGTGGGTGACAGACCCTGACCCTGATAGCTGGAGTCCTGTAAACTGTTACGAATGGACGGCAGGTTCAGGACGAGTGAATACAACAGGTCTGTTTGTGGGTGCAAGAAAGTTCTGCAAATACAAACTGCCCTGCAAGTGGACAATGCTTCCTGTCGCAGATTCAGCCGAGATACAATCCCTTATCGAGGACGGACCCGATTTTGCAGAGCTGGAGTTTTGGCACAATGGCAAGTATTATTCTATATCCGCCAACGCAAGCGACTATGTACCGCAGGGGCTTGTCAGACTTGACGGTGGTGAGTATTACAAGAGCTGTACTGTCACATTTGCAGAACGTTAGGAGGGCATATGTACACCATAGCAAGCAATGAGATAACAAGCAGGATAGAGAATTACAAAGCCTTGTGGGGTATGTGGATAGAGGACGCTCAGAGTGAAGCACCTGTGGCATATGATGGCATTCAGAACGTTCAGACGGACATTCAATCAACATCTCTGAGTGATGATATAGAGCTTGGAGCTGTCTGTTCTCAAAGTGTGACGGCAGAGCTTGTTGACGACGGAACTAAGTATCTTGGGAATGAGTATGTTTTCAGTTTGTATACAAAGGACGCAACTTCATCTGATACAAATGACGAAAAAATACCAATGGGGCGTTTCACCTGCGTAAAATCAAAGAAATCGGGCGGCAGTGTTCAGCTGACAATGGCGGACAGGCTGTACTTTTCAGACAAGCCATATGTGCCGCATATTCCTATGCCAAACTGGAATAAAGCCTTTGAAGACGACATATGCAGACAATTAGGCTTGCAGAACGGTAATGACTATACAGAGGTGCGACTACTGCGTGACAAGAACGGCAGAAGGCTGATAGATAAGAACGGCAAGGTGCTGTACTCAAAGTATTTCTATTTCAAGGTCAGCTCAGTGCCAAAGGACGTGACCATGCGGCAAATGCTGTCTTACCTTGCCTCAGCTCAGGGGCAGTTCGGGTATGTTGACAGGTACGGAAAATACGTCCGAAAGTGGTACGGCAAGAGCGTAAAAACATTGGATAACAACACAATAGACCTGCCTACTCTTAGCGAACGACAAAACGCTATCGTGGGCATTATCTGCAAAGTGAGTGATGATGTAACGTTGTCGCTTGGTGTGACAGATACCACGCAAGGACGTGTGTTGGAATTTGAAAACCCATACATGACAGAGTCACTTTTGCAATCTCTGTGGCGCAGGATAGGTGGATTTTCGTGGTACACTACCGAATTGTACCACAGACTTGGTGACCCACGTTTCGACATAGGTGACGTGGTGACATACACCAACGGCACAGACAGCTATGATATACCGATAACAAATCTTGGTTTTAACTTTGACGGCGGACTGAGTGCTGATATTTCGGCGGTAGGTTTGTCGGTAGAAGAACAGCTTTAAGGGGGGCGAGATAATGGCTGATGAAAATTTGACATTGGCGCAAGATATCAACGACTATCCTATGCAACACGCAGGCGAGGAAATCGATGAGATACTGAGCCGAGCCGGCAAGATACACTATGGCACTGTGGAATACAAGATGACGAAAGCGAATCCATTGATGCAGATACCGCTTGGACTGACCTTTGCGCCTAAACAGGTAATAGCAACGCTACGGCAGACAGACACACCAACACCATATCAGAACTACTGCACCCACGTTTATGGGTCAGGAACGTCATACTATATGAGTGTCTGCATGGGAGCTAATAACGGGCCAACATTGGAAACCGTTCCAACAGGAACATACTATGTTGACTACATTGCAATAGAGTAAAGAGGGGTGATTAAATGACGATAACATTAAATGCAGATTATGAAGTAACGCTGAACACTGCATTGCTAGGCTATGTTGGTGAAACAAATGCCCGTCCTGTGTCTGTCGAGGGCATGGAGATAGACGGCGCAGACCGCTATGTGCTATCCATAGACTACGGCGACGGCACTGTCTATGAGGTCGATATCACAGGCGGCACATGGACACCTACGGCAGATATACTGCGTTCAGCGCAGACAGTTTCGTGTCAGATATGTGCAAAAAAACTGTCAGGCGACGAGTATATTTTAGTTAAAAAATCACGAATTTTTCGACTGCGAATAGGGGCGGCTATAGACGATAATGCAGTACCATCGCCCGATGTGTCTATGGATGCACTAGACCGCATAGACGCCATAGGCAGGCAGGTACACGCAGATATGCAGACCGCCGTCACTGCTGCAGAAACGGCGACAACAGCGGCTGAAAACGCAGAAAAATCTGCCACAGACGCAGAGAAATCAGCAGATACCGCAGAACAGGCGGCAAGCCGTGCTGAAACCGCAAAGACAGCGGCTGAAACGTCCGCAGCACAGTCAGAAACCGCAAGGCAGGGTGCAGAAAACGCACGTGTTGAGGCGGTCACAGCGCAAAACAATGCTAAGGTATCAGCAGCGCAAGCATCAACGGCAGCACAGCAGACCGAGGCGGATAAGACAATAACTGCAGGGTATGCCAAAACCGCTAAGACCTGTGCTGACAGCACTGCGGCAGACAGACAGGCGGTGACCGATATGGCAACGCAGGTGACAGCCGATAAGGCTACAGTGGTAGAAAACGCCGCCAAGGTCGCAGAGGACAGAACAGCTGCTGAAACCGCCGCACAGACAGCACAATCCATAGCTGATAGTCTGCCTGAGGACTACACTACCGCTGTTGGAAAAATCGCTGAGAACACGGCTGAGATAGGACGTGTGAAGCTGTCGGACAAGGAACTGCAACGTAGGGTAAATGCGTTATACGATATGGAAAATGGTATCACACACCAGTTTGAAACGGACACAGATACGGCATATGCTAAGACAGTGCCGACAGGGGCGAAGCTGATGTCGGTGAAAAATATTGGCGGTAGGTCTATTGTATGGAACCAGCTAATATCACAGATTGTCGAAAAAACATCTAATGGTATTGCAACTACAAAAATTGATAGCAAATCGCTGCATATCAGTGGCACGTCGTCAGCGGTTTGTTTTATACCGATATCCCCGGTACAAACCGGAATTTCAAATCATAAATATTTATTCCATTCGCACGCCAGTGATACTACTGCGCTGTCTAGTGGTACGGGTTTTTACAACGATAACGGCGGAAATAGGTGGCATGAATACGGCAAAGGTATAATATTTACAATGGATGGAAATGGTACAATTGCAATTGCGTTCCGTGTAAATTCTAATATAACTGTAGATTTTTCAATCACGCCACAGATTTATGACCTCACCGCCATGTTCGGAAGCGAAAACGAACCCACAAGCGTGGAAGAATTTGAGGAAATGTTTCCAGCCGATTACTACCCATACTGTGCTGGGGAGGTTGTCAGTGCTGGGGTTGAGAGCGTTGTGGAGCAGGGACGAAATTTGTGGGACGAAGTATGGGGAGTTGGTTCGATTAACGCATCTAGTGGCAATGACGAAGGTTCAAAAGAGGCTATATATTCAAAAAACTATACGCCAATTATACCAAATTCAACCTATATCTTCGTGTACGCAGGTAGTGCCAAAATTGAAAATGTGAAAACCAGATTTTATGACCATAACAAAAAGTACATTGGCTATAACGACAACAACGGGCAAATTGTCTACCCAAACAAAGCATTTATAACCCCATTAAACGCATTCTATGTTCGTTTTACGCTTCCGCCAGACTATGGCAATGTTTACAAAAATGATATAGCATTGATAGCTGATAGTTCGGGAACCTACGTCCCATATCACCGCAACGAACACCCAATCCCCGAAGCCATCAAAGCATTGCCTGGCTACGGCTGGTCGGCAGGAACGGCACGAAACTACGTTGATTATGAGAATAAACGATACGTTCAGTGCGTGAGCAGCGTTGATTTGGGAACGCTGAATTGGGTTGCAGGTGACAGTGGGAAAGTAGGTTTTCAAACATCGCAAGTTACAGGGCAGAAATTGACAAAGAATTATAACATTCTGCCAAACATCATCTGTTCAAAATATTTGGCGAAAACGCAGAATGCTATGTGGGGCAAAACCAGTGTAACAGGTATAACGACTAATGCTAGCGTTGACGGATATGTATATGTCAACGATACGTCCTACACCGACGCCACCGCATTTAAACAGGCAATGTCAGGCGTTATCCTATATTACGAACTTGCGTCGCCAATCGTCACCGACATTTCAACCCTGATTGACGATGACTTTCTGCGAAACATCGAAGTCGAGGCAAAGGGTAGCATAACGTTCAAAAACAGCAATGGCGACAGTTATCGTATACCAGTGCCATCAGAGGAAGAGTACGTTGTAAAACTAAGTGAAGTGGGAGGTACAACATGACAGAGTTGCAGAAGAAAATGATGAAGAAACTAGGGTTATCCCAAGAAGATTTTGAAAAACCTACAGTGACCGAGCAGGACAAAATAATGGCACAAGTGCTATACACAGCTGCTATGACAGGCACGCTGATAGGTGAGGAGGGCGAGTGATGTATTACAGCATTATTAAACGTTTCTATGATCTGGGCGTGTATTCGCTGGCAAAGGTCAAAGATTTTGTCAAGGCAGGCGTTATTAGTCCGGAGCAGTTCAAAGAAATCACAAAGGAGGTATACCATGAAGCAGAAGTTAGCAAAACTCATTGATGTAAAGTCCATTGTAACGCTGTTCTTGACAGCGGTGTTCTGCGTGTTGGCGCTGCGCCGCACGATTTCAGCAGAGCAGTTCATCACGGTGTTTACTGTGGTGATATCGTTCTACTTTGGCACGCAGTCAGCCAAAAGAAAGTCAGGTGATGACGAGTGACGGAAGCAATTATCGTTGCACTGATAACAGCTGCTTCGGCGGTAGTGTGTCAGCTTGTCATAGCATCTAACAGTCGTAAGACTATGCAACAGGCGCAGTATGATAGCCAAAAGCTTATCGAGTACAAGATTGATAAGTTGTCTGAGCGTGTGGATAAGCACAACAGTGTTATTGCTCGCACCTATAAGCTGGAACAGGATTATGCTTTGATCGACGAGAAAATCAAGGTGGCTAATCACAGGATTGATGATTTAGAAAGGAAGTAATTTTTATGGCAAAGACATTCAAGGGTATTGACGTTTCACAGTATCAGCACAACATTGACTTCAAGAAGGTCAAGGCTTCGGGGGTCGATTTCGTTATCATTCGTGCAGGCTATGGCAAGTACGCTAATCAGAAAGACCCATATTTCGAGAGGCACTACAAGGCAGCAAAGGCGGCAGGGCTAAAGGTCGGTGCTTACTGGTACAGCTATGCGGCAACTGTCGCTGAGGCAAAGGCAGAGGCTCAGACCTGTATCAACGCTATCAAGGGCAAGACGTTTGAGTATCCGATATACTTCGACCTTGAGGAGCGTTCACAGTTCGCAAAGGGCAGAGCATTTTGCAACAGCCTTGTCAAGACTTTCTGCAATGCACTTGAACACGCAGGCTACTGGGCAGGACTGTATATCAGCCGTTCGCCTTTACAGCAGTACATATCTGCTTCTGTTGCCAAGAGATATGCTCTTTGGGTCGCTGAGTACGGCTCACGTTGCAACTACGGCAGAACATATGGTATGTGGCAGTACACAAGCAGTGGCAAGGTCAGCGGTATCAGCGGCAATGTTGATATGGATATCTGCTATGTGGACTATCCTGCAAAGATCAAGGCGGCAGGGCTGAACGGCTTCAAGAAGCGGACTGTCAGCCCGACCACAAAGCCGTCTGCAAGCTCCACCAAGAAGACAGTGACGTACACTGTGAAGCGTGGCGATACGCTCTCGGGCATCGCACGGCGCTACAAGACCACTGTTGCAAAGCTTGCTAAGGATAATGGTATCAAGAACGCTAACCTCATTTATGTGGGGCAGAAAATTAAGATAAAGTAG